CCCCAGCTTCGCCGACACCGGCAAGGCCTACCTGGTCGGCCTGGCTATTACCGACACCCCCGCCAGCCTGGGCACCGAGGCGCTGCAGTTCAGCGCACAGCACGGCACCCTGGCCGCCCGCAAGCTGGACAAGAACAACCTGTTCAGTGCCGCCGAGGAGGTGGTCATCGAATTCGAGGAAGTCACCGAGCCCGAGAGCAAGACCGATGGTCTGTTCAAGCGCGTGCTCGATGCCCTCGGCAAGAGCAAGGACAAAGCCGTCAAGGACGACGCCCAGTTCTCCGAGCTGACCGACGCGATCGAGGCCCTGGCCTCGCACGCCCAGGAGCAGGGCGCAGCCTTCACCGCAGAACAGAAGGCCCGCCAGGAGCTGAGCGACAAGGTCACCAAGCTCGAAACCGAGCTGAACGACCTGGTCAAGCGCCTCAGCGAAACCGAGGACCACAGTCAGCAGCAGCGCCCGCCCGCAACCGGCGGCGACGGCAAAGTGCTGACCAAGTTCTGACCCTCACCAGCCCGCACACCCGGAGAACACCCCATGCGTAACGCAACCCGCATCGCCTTCACCGCCCTGGCCGCGCAGATCGCCCTGGTCAATGGCGTGGCCAGCGCCACCGAGAAATTCAACGTCACCCCCAGCGTGCAGCAGACGCTGGAAAGCGCCATGCAGGAGTCGAGCGCCTTCCTCAAGGCCATCAACCTGATCGGCGTCGAAGAACAAAGCGGCGAAGCCCTGCTCGTCGGCGTCAACGGCCCTGTCGCAAGCCGCACCAATACCGCCGGCGGCAACCGCCGCAACCCGGCCGACGTGTCCGAACTGGCCAAGGACAGCTACACCTGCAAGCAAACCAACTTCGACACGGCGTTCCCCTACGCCCTGCTCGACGCCTGGGCCAAGTTCCCGGACTTCCAGGTGCGCCTGACCAACGCCATCATCGAGCGCCAGGCACTCGACCGCATCATGATCGGCTTCAACGGTGTCAGCGCTGCCGCGGCCACCAACCGCGCCACCTACCCGCTGCTGCAAGACGTCAACATCGGCTGGCTGCAGAAGATCCGCACCGGCGCCGCTGATCGCGTGCTCGATGAAGGCGCAGTGGCTGGCAAGGTCACCGTCGGCGCCACCAAGGTCATCAAGGTGGCCGGTGTCGACACCGAGATCAGCGGCGACTACCAGACCCTCGACGGCCTGGTCTTCGATGCCGTCCAGATGCTCGACCCGTGGCACCGCACCCGCCCGGACTTGGTCGTCCTGGTCAGCCGCGACCTGATGCACGAGAAGCTGCTCAAGGCCGTGGAAAAGGGCGCCACCTCCAACCAGGAGGAGAACGCCGCCCAGGAAATCGTCAGCCGCGCCCGTCTCGGCGGCCTGCCGGTGGTCGATGCGCCGTTCTTCCCGGAAGGCACCGTGCTGGTCACCTTCCTCAAGAACCTCTCCATCTACTGGCAGGAAGGCGCCCGTCGCCGCCACCTCAAGGACGAGCCGGAGTACGACCGCGTGGCCGACTACCAGTCCAGCAATGACGCCTACGTCATCGAGGACTTCGGCGCCGTGGCCCTGGTGGAAAACATCGAGGCCATGACCTACCCGGCTCCGACTGAGGCCTAACCCATGAGCCTTTCCCTTGCCCAACGTAACCAGCTGCGCAAGCGCGCAGCCCAGGAGGCGGCAGCCGCCGCCCCCGCCGCGCTCATGGAAGGCGCCACCAACTACGAGGTGATGCTGGCCAAGCTGCAGCAGGACCAGTTCCGCCTCAAGCAGGTGCAGTCCACGGAAGGCAAGGCGAAGCTCAAGGCGGAGTTGCTGCCGGAGTACGTCCCCTACATCGAGGGCGTGCTATCGGCAGGCCAGGGCGCCCAGGACGACGTGCTGGTCACCGTCATGGTCTGGCGTTTCGACGCCAGCGACTTCGACGGCGGCCTGCAGATCGCCGAATACGTCCTGCGCCACCAGTTGGTCATGCCGGATCGCTTCAACCGCACCACCGGCTGCCTGGTAGCCGAGGAAGTCGCCACCGCTGCGCTCAATGCCCAGAAGGCTGGCAAGCGATTCCCGCTGGAAACCCTGACCCGCACTGCCGAACTCACCGCCGACCAGGACATGCCCGACGAGGCCCGCGCCAAGTTGGTATTGGCATCGGCCCGAGAGCAGCTGGCCCTGGTCAACGAAGAGGCCGAGAAGCTGAACGATGAGGAAATCGGCCAGCTACAAGCCGGCATCGCCCTGCTCCAGCGTGCAATCAAGCTGCACGACAAGTGCGGCGGCAAGAAAGACCTGGAGCGCGCCGAGCGCCTCCTCAAGAAACACGCCAGCACCGCTGGCTAACCGAGCGTCCCCACGCACCCGGCGGCTCGGGGCGGATCAGCAGGCTATCTCCTTGGACTGTCTGTGAAGCCCCGACCACCGCCGACCCAAGGGCCAGACCATGAGCGGATTCATCGCCACCGGCACCACCGCCGCCGAGCACAAGATCGAGAACGACGCCTTCTGGCCGGACATCGACTGCCTCGACCTGCGCGCCGCCATGCGCCTGGACGCCAGCGTCACCCCCGAGCGCATCGAGGCCGCCGCGATCAATGCCATGATCGAGGCCAACCGCGAGCTCGACCTCTACCGCCGCGCCCGTCAGGAGGAAGGCCACGCCACCCTGTCCGACGTGCCGGCACCGCAGATCAAAGGCGAAAGCCAGCTGCTGCACCTCTACCGCCGCACCATCTACTGCCGCGCCACCGCCGAGCTGGTCGAGCGCTACCGCAGCTTCGACGCCACCAACAGCGGCGAGCAGAAGGCCGCCGAAGAAACCACCAACATCGACGAACTGCGCCGCGACGCGCGCCACGCCCTGCGCAGCATCCTCGGCATCAGCCACACCACGGTGGAGCTGCTCTGATGACCACCGTAATTGCCAACCAGGGCGACACCGTCGACGCCATCTGCTGGCGGTACTACGGCCGCACCGCTGGAGTCACCGAGGCCGTCCTCGACGCCAACCCCGGTCTCGCCGATCTCGGCCCCGTAATCCCCCACGGCACCGCCGTCACCCTGCCGGATGCCGCCCCGCAAGCCGAACAACGCCAAGTGGTGAACCTATGGGACTGATCTACCTCGCCCTCTACAAGGGCCGCGGCACGCTGTTCAACCGCCTGGTCCGCCTCTGGACGCGCTCCAAGTACAGCCATTGCGAACTGGTCCTGGCCGATGGCCGCTGGTTGTCCGCCTCGGCCATGGACGGTGGCGTGCGCGCCAAGCACATCGAGCTGAACCTCGAACACTGGGACCTCATCCCGCTGCCCTGGGCGGACTATCGCCAGATCGCCCGTGTGTTCCGCGCCAACGCCGGTCAGGGCTACGACTTCTTCGGCCTGTTCGGCAGCCAGCTGCTGCCGGTCGGCCTGCACAGCCGGCGTCGCTGGTTCTGCAGCGAGTTCTGCGCCGCCGCGCTCGGCTTCCCCATGCCCCAGCGCTACAGCCCGGCTCAGCTGGGTGAAGTGGTCCAGCACATCAACACCCTCACGCCCAGCGGACAGTGGAATGAAGCGAATGCCTGACAGACCGGAAACCTACGCGTTCCTTGCCACCTGGCTGGAACACAACTTCCCCGCGCTCTACGCCGGCGCGCTGGCGATGCTCATCGCAGCCTGGCGAATCATCTACAGCGGCGGGAAGGTGCGGCAGCTCGCACTCGAAGCACCGCTCTGCGGCCTGCTCGACGTCGGCGTCTCCTATGGCCCGTCGCTGATCGGCGCACCGCAGGAGGCCGGCGTGTTCCTCGCCTGCATGGTCGGCCTGTTTGGCGTTGAGGTGAGCCGCGAGGCAGCCAGGCGCGTGCTCAAGAAGAAGGTGGACGAGCTATGAGCGAACTCCTGATCATCGGCTCGCGCGGCCTCGCCGTGCGCAACATGCAGGCCGCACTCACACTGGCAGGCTTCGCTGTGGCCGTGGACGGCGACTTCGGTGAGCAGACCGAGCGCGCCGTTGTTGCCTTTCAGCGCCGCGCCGGTCTGGTGGACGATGGCGTCGCCGGCCCGAAGACACTGGCGGCGCTTCACGGCTACGACACCTCGCGCTACCTCAAGCGGAAGGACTTGCAGCAGGCCGCCGACCGCCTCGGCGTGCCGCTGGCCAGCGTCATGGCCATCAATCAGGTGGAGAGCCGCGGCGAGGGCTTCGCCAGCAACGGCCGTCCGGTGATCCTGTTCGAGCGGCACGTGATGTTCGAGCGCCTGCAGGCCTACGGCGTCGGCGCCGCACAGGCAGACACACTGGCCACCAAGCATCCCGCCCTGGTCAACCGCAAGTCCGGCGGCTACATCGGCGGCACCGCCGAGCATCAGCGGCTCGCCCAGGCGCAGCAGATCCACGCGGCCGCCGCGCTCGAGTCCGCCAGCTGGGGTCTGTTCCAGATCATGGGCTACCACTGGCAGCGCCTCGGCTACCACGACGCCCAGCACTTCGCCGACACCATGGCCTTGAGCGAGGCCGCCCAGCTCGACGCCTTCGTCACCTTCATCGAAACCGACCCCGCGCTGCACAAGGCACTCAAGGGTAAGAAGTGGGCCGAGTTCGCCCGCCGCTACAACGGCCCGAACTACGCCCGCAACTTCTATGACGTGAAGCTCGCCCGGGCCTATGTGCAGTTCGCCGGCGAGCAGGAGCGCGCGGCATGACCACCGCCCGCCAGCTCCTCTACGGCCTCGCCCTGGTCGCCGCGCTTTGCCTGCTGGTCTGGATTCAGCAACAGCGCATTGACACCGCCCAGGCGCAGGCCGATCTCGCCACCGAGCGCCTGCAAACCGCCCAACAGCGCAACGCCCGCCAGGCCGCCACCATCGCCCGCCTCACCGGCGAAGTCGCCGCCCAGCGCCTGGACCAGCTCGCCCTGCAGCAGATCATCGCCGACCTGCACCAGGCTCACGCAACCGATCAGCTCAAGAAGAAGGAACGCCGCCGTGAAGACCCAACCCATGCGACTTGGGCTGCTCAGCCTCTGCCTGATGCTGCTCGCCGCCTGCACCAGCGCCCCGCCATTACCGGAGCCGCAGGTTACCGTCAGTGGCTGTCCGGTCGTGACGCGCTGCACGCTGGCCCCGGCGGCGCCGGTCAGTAACGGCGAGCTGAGCGACGACGGCGACTACCTCATGGCCGCCTGGGGCGAATGCGCCGCCAAGGTGGACATCATCGTCGACCACAACGAACGAGGCGCCCAGCCATGAACAAGCCCAGCGCCTTGCGCGCGCATCTGCTCGCCGCCGTGCCCGAGCTGCACAAGAACCCCGACCGCCTACTGGTGTTCATCGACAACGGCACCATCCTCAGCACCGCGGCGCCTGGGCTCTCGTTCGAGTACAGCTACACGCTCAACATCATCCTCACCGACTATGCCGGCCACCCGGACGCCGTGGCCATCCCCCTGCTGGCCTGGCTGCTGGTCAACCAGCCCGAGCTGCTCACCAACCTGGAGAAGGGCAAGACTGCCATCGCCTTCGAGGCGGACGTCCTGGACAACAGCAAGGTCGACCTGTCGCTCAAGCTGCCGCTGACCGAGCGGGTGATCGTCAAGAAGCAAGACGACGGCAGCCTGCAGGTCAGCCACCCCAACGAGCCCGAGCTGTTCGAGGAGACCTTCGCCCTCGACGGCCTGCGCCTGGAGACCCCAAGCGGCGAAGTGATCGCCCAATGGGGCGCGCCCACGCCATGACCGACAACCTGCACGCCCTGGAAGATTGGGCCGGCGTTCTGCTGGCCCGGCTGGAGCCCGGTGCCCGTCGCCAGCTCAACCAGCAGATCGGCCGCGAGCTGCGCCGCAGCCAGCAGCAGCGCGTGGCCAGCCAGCGCAACCCGGACGGCACCCCGTACGCTCCGCGGAAGCCCCGCAAGCTGCGCGGCAAGGTCGGTCGCATCAAACGCCAGATGTTCACCAAGCTGCGCCAGGCCGCGCACCTCAAGCTGCGCAGCACCCCGGACGCCATCGCCATCAGCTTCATGGGGCGCGTGGCCCGCATCGCCCGCGTCCACCAGTACGGCCTGCGCGATCGTCCCGATCGCGGCCAGGCCGAGGTGCAATACGAGCGCCGCGAGCTGCTCGGCTTCACCGATGCCGACCTGGAATTGATCCGCGACCAGCTCCTGGAACACCTCACCCGCTGATCTCACCCTGTAGCAGCCCGCGCTACAGGCTCAGCACAGTGCGCCACGCGCGCGTGAGCCGCAGCATCAGCGGCATGAACATTGCCGACCTCGCCCGCCTGCTCGAAAACATCGTCCGCTTCGGTACCATCGAAGCGGTCCAGATGCAGCCGCCTCGCGTCCAGGTGAAAAGCGGCAACATCACCACCGCCTGGCGCCCCTGGTTGAACCTGCGCGCCGGCACCGACCGCGAGTGGGACCCGCCCACCGTCGGCGAGCAGGTGGTGCTGCTGAGCCCGTCCGGCAACCTTGCGCAGGGCGTGGCGCTGACCGGCCTGTTCTCTGACCTGATCCCGGCCAACGGCGACCGCGAAGGGCTGCACCGCAGGACCTACCGCGACGGCGCCGTCATCGAGTACGACAGCATCGCTAAGCGTCTGCTGGCCGTCCTGCCGGCCGGCGGCAAGGCGCAGCTCACCGCGCCGGGTGGCGTCACCATCCTCGGCAACGTCGACATCACCGGCACCGTGACCGTCAGCGAAGACGTGTTTGCTGCAGGCATCAGCCTGGTCAACCACGTACACAGCGGCGTGCAAAGCGGCCCGAGCACAACGGGAGCGCCGCAATGATCGGCATGTCCGCCACCACCGGCCGCGCCATGACCGGCGCTGCGCATCTGGCGCAATCCATCGCCGACGTGCTCACCACGCCCATCGGGAGCCGCGTCATGCGCCGCGAATACGGCAGCCTGCTGCCCGACCTGATCGACGCCCCCTTCAATGACGCGACCCGCCTGAAGGCCTACGCCGCCACGGCCATGGCCCTGATGCGCTGGGAGCCGCGTATCCGTCTCAGCCGTGTGCAGCTCAGCCTCGGCGAACAGCCCGGCCAGGCTTACCTGGACGTAGAAGGCACCCGCACCGATAGCAACGAGCCGCTCAGCCTGCGCGTGCCGCTCGCCCTGGGAGCCGCCGCATGAGCACCTTTACCCCCATCGATCTGGCCCAGCTGCCGACGCCCGACGTGGTCGAGCCGATCGACTACGAAGCCATCCTCGCCGAGCGCAAGGCCTTCGCTATAAGCCTTTGGCCCGCCGACAAGCAGGCCGAGGTCGCCGCCACCCTGGCCCTGGAATCCGAACCGCTCACCAAGTTGCTGCAGGAAAACGCCTACCGCGAAACCCTCTGGCGGCAGCGCGTCAACGAGGCTGCGCTAGCCAACCTGCTGGCCTTCGCCAAGGGCGCGGACCTGGAGCAGATCGGCACGCGCTTCAACGTCGCCCGTCTGGTCATCACCCCGGCCAACCCCAGCGCCGTGCCGCCAGTAGCAGCTGTGATGGAAGAGGACGAGCCCCTGCGCGAGCGGATCCAGATGGCCATGGAGGGGCTGAGCACCGCCGGCCCGCGCAACGCCTACATCTTTCACGCGCGCAGTGCCGATGGCCGTGTGGCTGACGCCTCCTGCATCAGTCCCAACCCGGCCGAGGTCATCGTCACCGTGCAGAGCGCCTTGGGCGACGGCAGCGCCGATGCCGAGCTGCTCGCCGCGGTGGATGCCTACCTCAGCGACGAAGACCGCCGCCCGGTCGCCGACCGCCTCACCGTTCAGGGCGCGGAAGTACTGCCCTACAGCGTCAATGCCGCGCTCTACCTCAACACCGTCGGCCCCGAGGCTGAGCCGATCCGCGCCGCCGCCGAGGCCCGCGGGCTCGCCCTGGTCAGCCAGCGCCGCCGCTTGGGGCAGGAGATCAACCGTTCCGCCCTGGACGCCGCCCTGCACATCGAGGGCGTCAAGCGTGTCGAGCTGCCCGGCTGGGTCGACGTGGTCGCCACTGAAACCCAGGCACCGTACTGCACCGGCTTCACCGTCACGGTGGCGGAGGCCTGATGGCGAGCCTGAGCCTGCTGCCACCCAACGCCAGCGAGCTGGAGCGCCTCGCCGCCGAAGCTCTCGCGCAGATCGAGCGCGTCCCGGTACCGCTGCGCGACCTCTGGAATCCGGACACCTGCCCGGTGGACCTGCTGCCGTACCTCGCCTGGGCGTTTTCCGTCGATCGCTGGTCCAGCGCCTGGCCTGAGCGCGCCAAGCGCGACGCCATCAAGGCCGCGTATTTCATCCACGCCCACAAGGGCACCATCGGCGCGCTGCGCCGGGTGGTCGAGCCGCTGGGCTACCTCATCGAAGTGCGCGAGTGGTGGGAGGAGGCGCCGCTCGGCACGCCTGGCACCTTCCGCCTGCTGGTGGGCGTGCTGGATACCGGCATCACCGAAGAGATGTACCAGGAACTCACCTGGCTGATCGACGACGCCAAACCCGTCAGCCGCCACCTGGTGGGCCTGGCCATCGGCCTGGACGTCGCCGGCACCGCCCACATCGGCGCCGCGCTCACCACCGGCGACGAACTCACCGTCTACCCACCCGCATCGCGTGACATCGAGGTCGGCGGCACGCTGGCCTGGGGCGCGCGCGAACACGTCATCGACACCATGGACATCCGCTGATATGGCAGACCAGAACTCGCAATACATGGCCATGCTCACCGCTGTCGGCGAGGCCAAGCTGGCCAACGCCACCGCCTTGGGCGTCACCCTGAACATCACCCAGCTCGGCGTCGGCGATGCCAACGGTGCCGAACCGATGCCCAGCCGCACCCAGACAGAGCTGATCAACGAGCGCCGCCGCGCACCGCTCAACCAGCTCAGCATCGACCCGAACAACAGCGCGATCATCATCGCCGAGCAGGTCATCCCCGAGGACATTGGCGGCTGGTGGATCCGTGAGATCGGCCTGTATGACGAAGCGGGCGACCTGGTCGCGGTCTCCAACTGCCCGCCGACTTTCAAGCCCGAGCTTGCCCAGGGCAGCGGCCGCACCCAGGTGGTGCGCCTCAACATCCTGGTGAGCAGCACCCAGAACATTCAGCTGAAAATTGACCCGAGCGTGGTGCTGGCGACGCGCAAGTACGTGGACGACCTGACCGTCCGGGCCACGCAGGCAGACGCCGAGACCGGGACGGACAACAGCAAGATCATGACCGCGCTGCGCGTGTGGCAAGCCATCACCAAGCGCTTCTCCAGCCAGGCGCAGGCCGAGGCAGGGGAAGACAACAGTACGGCCATGACGCCGCTACGGGTGCTGCAGCCCATTCGGTCTGCCGTTGCGGCAGCAAGCGAAACGCTGCGCGGCGTTCTGCGGGTGGGTACGCAAGCCGAGGTCAATGCCGGCACGCTGGATGACGTGGCGGTGACACCTAAGAAGCTGAGGCTGGGTTTTGCGATCAGCCTTCAGCAGAATGGATATATCGCGTTTCCTAGCTGGCTCGGTGGTTTAGTTGTCCAGTGGGGGGTTGTGGTTCAGTCAATGTTTGTCGATGGCGTAGCCAGCGTCACCTATCCAATCGCGTTCCCAAATGCGGAACTTGGGACTGTGGGGGTGCATTTGGGAACAGCAGCCCGTTACTACGGGTTTTCTGGTCAATCAAAGGCCGGGGCAACGTGTCACGCGTGGTCGGGGTCAACCGCGGCCACTATTACGCTGCAGTGCCGGTATATTGCGATAGGGTACTAATGATGGGGGGAACATGCGTTACTACAGCAAAACAACTGGCTGCACCTATCTGCCCAGCATTCATGACCAGATGCGGCCGGCGGACGCCGTTCTGATTGACGAGTCGCGCTATCTCAGCGTCATCGCCAACCCAGCCCCCGGCAAAATCCGCAGCCACGACGCCGACGGCCTGCCGATCCTGATTGATCCGCCGGTATATGTCCCGACGGCTGATGCACTCTGCTCACGTATTGACGCTGAGGCAGACGCCGCCCGCGCTCGCGTCGCCGGCGATCCACTGCGCGCCGTCGAATACGACCGCGCCGCGGCCGAGGCGCAGGCCTTCGCCGCGGCG